GAAGACTGGCACCGCTCGTCCGCCGCGTATTGTTTTGTACGGCACACACGGCATCGGCAAAAGCACCTTCGCGGCGCAAGCCCCGGAGCCTGTGTTCATCCAGACTGAGGAGGGCCTTGATGCTGTCTCTGCAACAGCGTTCCCGCTCTGCCAAAGTTTTGATGACATTCTGGAATGCATCGGCGTTCTCGCTGGAGAGAGTCACGACTTTCAAACCGTCGTGCTAGACAGCGCAGACTGGGCCGAGCAGTTGATCCAGAAGCGTGTTGCGCAAGACAACAACGTCAAGACTATCGACGCCATCGGTTACGGACGTGGTTATAAAGCCGCTGCCGATTACTGGCGACAACTGCTGGATGGGTTTGACCATCTGCGTTCCGACAAGAACATGCAAGTCATTCTGCTTGCACACTCGCAGGTTCGTAGATTCGATGACCCGCTGGCTGATCCGTACGACCGCTATCAGCTTGACCTGCATCACGGCAGCGCAAGTCTGGTCAGCGAGTGGTGCGACATTATGATGTTCGCCAATCAGCAGTACAGCACGGTGAAGTCGGATGTCGGCTTTAACCAGAAAGTTACCCGCGCCGTTGGGACTGGTAACCGTGTACTTTATACCCAAGAACGTCCGGGCTGGCAGGCGAAGTCTCGCTGGTCGCTACCCGACACCCTCCCGCTGGACTACGGCAAGTTTGCTGAAGCCCTCGGAAATTCAATGGCACAAATCGTAGGAGAGTAAAATGGCCAAGTTAAACTTTAACGCTTCAGAAGTCCCCAGCCAGCAAAGCGGTTACGAGCCGCGACCGACGGGCGAATACACCATGCAAGTCGTAAACAGCGACATGCGTACCACCAAGTCGGGCACCGGTCAGTACCTCTGGCTGGAGTTTGACATCCTGAGTGGCCCCGTGCGTGGTAAGTACTTTGAGAGGCTCAACCTTTTCAATGACAACGCCAAGGCCGTAGAGATTGCTAACCGGCAGCTCTCTGCGATCTGTAACGCTGTGGGTTTGGTTGCGCTTCAGGACTCTGAGCAGTTGCACATGAAGCCGCTCAAGGTCGTACTCAAGGTCACCGAGAGCAAGGACGGTTCTTTGCAAAACAATGCGAAGTACCTTCCGCTGAACGCAGCCCCGGCTGCTACGGCACCGGCACCAGCGGCTCCGGCGGCTCCGGCTGCTAAGCCTTGGGAACGTCACAAGAAGTAACAGGTAGGCACGGCACCTCAGGGTGTATTGATTAACCCCCTAGCTGAACCGCTCTGGGGTGTCGTGCCGCTTTAAATCATGGTCAAAATACCCGACTTGCAAGATCCGACACTGCTTGCGCTTGATGCTGCCTTGGAAGAGGCGCAGCGCAGCTCCCCCCGAATGTATCTCGGTGCCTCTAGCATTGGCGAGAACTGTGAGCGTAGACTGTGGCTCAGTTTCCGCTGGGCCAAGCAAGGCTTTATCGAAGCCGCTGGGCTACGCCGAATTGAAGATGGGCACCGGGGCGAAAAGGTATTGGCAGATTGGCTACGGTTAGTACCCGGAGTTGATCTTTCCACGGAAAAGGAACCCGGTGTCCAGCACAGTTTTCAAGACCACGGCGGTCACTTCCGTGGCAACTGTGACGGACTCATCACCGGTCTTTTGCAATCCCCAAAGAAACTTCATGTCTGGGAATGCAAGATCGTCAACGAGCAGAAGTTCAAAAAGGTTTCGTCGCTGAAGATCAGCAAGGGCGAAGAGAACGCGCTCAAGGAATGGGATTACGTCTACTACGCTCAGGCTCAAGTGTATATGCACTACTTCAAAGCCGAGCGTCATTACATGACTGTGGGCAGTCCCGGTGTGCGCGACATTGTAAGCATCCGCACCGAATACTCAGAAGGCGATGCCCAGAAGTTTATCGACAAGGCCAAGCGCATTGTCTTTGCACCGAGGCCCCCGAGTAAGATTTCAAACGAACCTGCATGGCACGAGTGCAAGTACTGCTCGTTCCATGGGCTGTGTCACAACGATGAGATGCCAACGCAGAAGTCGTGTCGGACTTGCATGTACTCGACGCCGTTGCCAGAAGGTACATGGAAGTGCGAGAAGCATGACCACCTTCTCACCGACCCGATGCAACGCGCAGGCTGCAACGATCACTTGTTTCACCCCAATCTTGTACCGGGAGAACAGACCGACTACGGTGAGGGCTGGGTGGAATACACGCTTAAAGATGGAACCAAATGGACAAACCGGAGCCGCTCGTAGAGGACGATGATGAATTCTCGTTTTCTGGAGAAGAGATGTATTTGATTCTGAAAGCACTGGATGTGTACGCACACGCCATGCTGCTCAGTGATTCGACGACTGAATTTTTGAAAGTACAGACGCTGGCCAAGTACATCATCAGTAAGACACCCCGATCAGGATTGAACTCGTGATTACCTTACGCCCGTATCAAAACGAAGCCATTGACTATACGTTCAAGTACCTTGCTGAGAACGACGGCAATCCGCTGATCGTGCTACCCACAGGCACCGGCAAGAGCTTTGTGATTGCGGAGTTTTGCCGCAAGGTCTTGGCCAACTGGCCCGACAGCAAGATCGTGGTGGTGACGCACGTACGGGAACTGATCCGCCAGAACCATGAAGAGTTGATGCGTCTGTGGCCCGAGGCCCCGGCGGGAGTGAACTCTGCGGGTTTAAATCAGCGCGACTACGACCCGGCGATTGTGTTCTGTGGGATACAGTCGGTGCACAAGCATGCGACCAAGTTCACGAAGGTGGATCTGTGCCTGATTGATGAGGCGCACCTGATCCCGCGTAAGACCAACACGATGTACCAAAAGTTCCTAAAGACTCTGAAGGCGATGAACCCCCACCTTCGGGTGATTGGGTTGACTGCTACACCATATCGCTTGGACAGCGGGTTACTGTGCGGAGGCAGCGATGCACTCTTCACGGATGTGTCTTACGAAGCTCCGCTCTCGGACATGGTGAAGCAGGGGTATCTCACCAAGTTGGTCTCCAAGGAACCCAAGACCCTGCTGGACGTACGCGGCGTAGCCACCCGAGGCGGCGAGTTTATTCCCGGTGAACTAGAGCGAGCGGTAGACAAGAAGGACGTAAACCAGTCGGTCGTCCGCGAGATTGTAGCCTTTGGGCAGAACCGTAAGTCATGGCTGCTCTTTTGCTCCGGCGTCTCCCATGCCACTCACATTGCCGAGTTGGTCAGGGGCTACGGGATTACCTGTGAGACCATCTTCGGGGAGACCCCTAAAACCGAACGAGACCGCATTGTGGCGGACTTCAAAGCGGGGCGCATTCAGGCGCTGGCTTCTATGGGCGTCCTGACCACGGGCTTTAACGCGCCTTGCGTGGATCTTGTGGCGCTGCTTCGACCTACCCAGTCGGTAGGGCTGTACGTACAGATCATGGGCCGTGGCATGCGTAACCATCCCGGCAAGGCCGACTGCTTGGTATTGGACTTTGCAGGCAACGTCGCTCGACATGGGCCGGTGGATCGGATCAATCCCAAGAGACCCCGCAAGTCCACCGAAGAAGGCATTGCTCCAACCAAGACCTGTCCTGAGTGCAAGAGTATTGTCCACGCTGCGGCCATGGAGTGCTTGGACTGCGGGTACGAGTGGCCCCCACGGGAAGTGGAGATTGATCGCACGGCAACGACGCTGCCGGTGATGGCTGCTGCAATCCCTGCGCAGTGGGTCAAGGTCAACGCGATTGCTTACCGCCGTCACCCGAAGCCGGGTAGCCCAGACTCCATGCGAGTGGAATACCGCTCAGGATTGGTGGTGTACCGTGAGTGGGTCTTCTTTGACCACAAGGGATACCCTTTGGAGAAAGCCCGCAAGTGGTGGCAGCGACGCATGGCTGGCCCCGGTGTTCTTCCAACCAGCACGACCGACGCCCTTGCTAAAGCCCACACATTACTGAAGCCCGATGAAATCAAAGTATCTAAAAACGGCAAGTACACAGAAATTACCGACTTTCGGTTCGTGCCCAATCTGCCGCAGGAAGGAGCGGGGGTACCTGTATATGCCTCCGCCCGGAAGAAGTAAGAAACCCGCAAGATTTTGCAGCATGCGCTGCATGGACGCTTACATGATTGACAAACAACCGAATGAACGAACCGCTTTAAATGAAGCCGCTGTCGCAGCGGGACACTTCATCGAAGCCTACGGGGTGTATGACTTTATGCAGTTCACGCCCGACCGCTTTGACGAATTCATCGAAGCCATCGTTACGGCTTACGTGGACTCTCTTCAGCAACAGGCATCGGAGCAGGAGATCGTTCGCTTCCCGTGATGTAGCCGTTGCCCCGGCAGGGTTCGCTGCCCGTTGAGAGAATGACGAGTTCAGAATACCTCGGGTGAGAACACCACCCCTCGCCTTCGTACGTCTTGACGAAGTACTTACATTGCGTACAACGCATTAGAGTTTCTGCCCTCTGAACCATGCCTCACCGTGCTCTACGACACAGAGTTCCGGCTGCAAGAGCTTACCCTTGTAGAACGTGAGTACCGCAAACCCCGAGGCCCAGTTGACCGGTCCCGCTTCGGTGTAGTTGAACTGCGGACCATACGGCTCAGCCATGGTACCGGTGTCTACACCGTATCTACGGCCACGGTAATCTGACCACGGGGTCACAGAGAGTTTATGCAGATGCCCGTGTACGTATGACACGCCTGCTTTGAGCGTCGAGTTATAGGCCGAATGGATACCGCCCGAAACAGGGCGATGCCGAATCGTGGTCCACCCGTCCGTCTGGTTGTTGAGGTGAATGCACCAACCCGCACGCCAGCGGGGCAAGTAATCCAGCAGGGTCATGCCGGTTAGTTCTTCCAACTCGCCCACGCGGCTCGACAGGTAATTCTCAAACCGGGCATCGTGGTTACCAATGGTGCGGACTAACTTGGCTCCTGAAGCCGCTCGTTCGATCTCAGCGCACCGATCCTGCACGGCAGCGATCTCGTCCTTCATCTGCGGCTGCTTTTCCCACATGATGCGAGCGTGTCGGCTGATCCGAGCACCGTCCAAGATGTCGCCGTTCAGCACCACCATCTTCGGCTTCAGTTCCTTGGCCAACTTACAAAACGCCTGATGCGCCTTGGTCACGATGCTGGGCCAGTAGTGGCAGTCCGAAGCCACGAGAATGACCCCATCGGTCACGGCATCAACCATTTCCGACTCGTATTTATCCTGACGGATCTTAGCTAACTCGTTTAGTTTATTTCCCACTACGCTCTTTTGGCTTGTGGCAGCAGGGTTCCTTCTACTGCTTTCAAGGGATATGCAGTACTTCTGCTCCAATGAACGTCGCCTGTCGTAGACGGACCTGACATCCATGTCAAAGTGCTTAGCAACTAAACTTGCTTTTCCGAACCGCTTCCAAGCCTCTATAAATTCTTGATCGTCTGTATATCTGGGCATGATTACTTCTTGGTGATTTTGATGCCTAGTTCCTTACGGCGTTTTTCCGTGGCCTTATCGTCTCTCTCGGCCTTCCACTCAATATGGCCGTCGATGACCCGGAACTCTTCCTTGTGTACAAGCGCACAGTCACAGCACTCCGTGTGCGTGTAACCCTTCATGCGGTACCACTTCCCATCCTCGATCTGGACGGGGATGTACTTCTCCCGCTTTTTCATAGGCTTGACTCTACCTGCTTGAGTAGCGTCTTAGCAAGTCCTGTTCGGCATGAGTGTAGATTGGACCGCCTTTGGCTTTTTTTACGCGCTGCGCTTTGATGTATTCCTGCGCTTGCTGTTCGTTTTTTATGCCAATTGCATCTGGGTTTATTCCCGTTTGCTCCATGAAAGTAGTTTTCCAAAGCGTCGGATGTCCCGGTTTTTTAAGAAGCTTTCCCTCTGAAGTCATGGATGACCAATGAAAACGATTTTTATCATACGGGTCACGCTGGGGTCTAATTCCTGACTTCCAAGCGGTGATGTAATCGTAGTCAGCATTTTCAGATAAGTCCGGCTCTTCACCGTACTGCTTAACAAATTCGCTGAACCAAGGGGTTTTCCTTATTTCGTTTACGATTGATTGACGCTCTGAATCAACAACACCTCCATCACGATAGCGTCTTAGCAAATCCTGTTCAGCGGGGGTGTAGACAACGCCGCCGTCGGCCTTTTTTTCAGTAGGTTCCATCCGCTTAGCGTACTTGTCGCTTAAGGCTTGAATGCGATCCAAGTAATCATCCGATGCCTTGGTGAACTCTTCTTCCGAAAGAAGTCCTTGCTCGTACTTTCTCTGAACATCAAGGTATACCTTAGACAAGGCATCTCGCTCCCGAACCATGGCGAACTGTTGCTGCGCAGTCAGTTTGTCCACATCAACCGGCGTGACCTTGATACCAAAGGTCTGAAGCACGGCATCGGTGGTTGTAATGGGCGATTGCGTAACCGTTTCTGCTCCGGCTTCAGCGCGTTTAAATTTCTCCGTAGCCGGTGCGCCGGGGATACCGGGCAGGTTAGGAAGCAAAGATGTAATGAACTTGCTGGCTTTGATGGCTGCGTTGTTAGCGCGAACCTCGGCTTCGGTCTTGCCAATGTTTAGACCCGGCAGATCGCGACCAGTAAAAGGGTCTCTGCCTTCGTACAAAATGGTAAACCCGTCAAAGAGCGGGCCACCCGGCTGAAGTGCTTGCGGGAGAAACTCAAACCGTCGCCCCGTTGCTTCGGTGGTGGCAAACACATCGCCGCCCGGAACAAATCGTTTGACATCAAGATACTCTGACCGCTCTTCGGTCGGTAACTTAATCATCGTTGGCGGCATACCCGGCACGCCAAACCACGTACCTTTCTGCGACTCCGGCAGCATTTTGCGCTCAAGTTCAGTATCGCCAGCACCTTCCGCTTCACCGTATTCGTTCACAGCATGCCCAAGCGCAGCCCACTTGGCGTACTTCCATGGACGCATGGCAGCAGACTCTGCAAGCAATGGCACCGCACGGTAGCTGTACGCAATAAACGGATGTGTCGTATTGCGCATGGCTTGAACAATTGGCGCATTGATTTCGTAATCAATCAACCACTTCTTGGCTTCGGCAGCGGCATCTTCTGGAGACATTCCCGCTTTTAGCCGGTCCATGAATATGCCAAACCTGAAGATGCTGTCTTCACCTTGATAAGCATCAATGACTTTACCGCCGGTCTTTTTCCATCCAGCGTTAGCCACTCTGAACATCTTATCTATATTGTCCGTAGCCGGATTAATGGTCTCTAACTCATCCAGCATCTGCTTGCCTTCTCGGCCTAGTTCTTGAGAAGAAAAACCCGCGTCAAACACGCCAAGTTTTCTGGCTTGCTCGTATGCTTCGCTGTCACTACCTTTACGAATTTCATTTGCTGCACGCGCAAGACTTGACCAGTCTGAACCAGAAAGATCGTAGAGCATGAAGTTGGACATAATGTTGTTGACATGAACCGCAGGATTCAAAGCGGTCTTGCCAATTTTCCATGCCCTAAGCAACTGCTGATACGTTTTGAACGCAGGGTTTCTTGACAGGCTTCTTGAGAAGTCAATTGACTTAAGATCGTTAAGCACCGTTGGGTCAACGTACTTTCCAGCAAGGTTGCCAAACTTAGCGATATTAGTTCCTTTAAGTTTGTCAGTCGTGACTTGCTCAAAGCCTTCTCTAGGAACATCGCTGACGTACTGATCCATCTTAGAGATGTCGTCAAAGAGCTTATAGGTCGCAATGTCATTGGACATCAGCTGACCAGTACGAGCAATGGCAAAAGCCGCATCGTCAATTTCGCCTTTGGCCTGACGCTCTTCTTTAGTTAACTGGCGACGAACGCGAACCTTGCCGCTCTTGGAATCACCAAAGCGTTCCCATCCCTGCTCAATAAACTTGGGCAGTTCATCTTCGGTGACATCCACGACTACGCCGCGAGGCTTTAGTTCTGAGCCAATTAATCTCAGGTTTTGAGTAGCCCGCTCAATCAAACTCTGCGGCTTAAGCTTAGTCGTGTACTCGCGGTGCAAATATGTTGCAGCGTTTTTGTTAAACGTCTCTGGGCTGAGCAACCCAACGTCTACCATCTTCTGCCCGTAACGAGTGATGGTTTCTCTAGCCCTGTTATTAAGACCAGCCAAAGACTCTACTGGGACTTCTTCGCCCTGCATCAAGTAATAAAGAACTTTACGCTCGTTGTCCGGCAGCGTTCTAACGTCTTTGACCAAATCCAAAAAGTCCTCAGACATTTGGTTCTTGAACGTCTTGGCATTGGCCTTAACGTCAAGATAGTCCTGCGGCAGACCATAATTATCAATGACCCCGCGAGAGAACCACTCGGCTACGTTTTGATCGCCAAGCGGAATTTTCTCTGCAACAGCCTTAGCGCCTTTTGCGCCGCCAAATCCAGCCAAGCCATAAAGGGCTGCGGCCATAAGTTGATCGCTAACTGGCGCATCTTCTTCAAGAGTTTCAAGACCAAAGGCCGAGGAGGCTGCGCCTGTGGCTACAGAAAGTGGATTGCGCTTGGCAAATTCAATTGCAGGACGACCAACGTACTCTTGATACAACTCAATAGGCTTTGCCGCAATACCACCTTTCAACTGCTCGGGCGTCGGCTTGGGACCCATTGAAGCAGCACGAACTTCAGCATCCGCAGCCCGCTCGGTTTGTTTGACGGCAGAGGCATAGGTTGGGTCGATCTTAACCACATCCTCAATAGTCTTTGCGCCTTGCTTGACCAGCTTTGACTTAGGAGTAAATGGCAATGCAAGTTCGGTTACGGTCTGAGCCGTTTCCTTTGGGATTGTCCCTTCGGTGGCTTTTGATACAGGCTCTGCAACAGTTGTTTCAATCGCCGCCTCAACAGGCGAAAGCACAGAAGTAATTCCACCAAGCACAGTCTTGCCAAGACCCGCTGCCTTACCAAGCATTGTCGGGTCTTCAACCAATTGCTTAGCGCCTTCTTTTGCAAGGCCGACATTTTCAGCCACTGTCCGGCTGTAGACTTCCGGATAACTTGTAATTGGTTCAAGAGCCAACTCAGTAAATGTCTTTGGCTTTTCAGGCGGTAAACCCGAGGCAGGCTGGGGGACAACTCGCGCAAGCGGCGATTCGGTATAAGAAGGCTGAGGTTCAGGCGATGGCGCAGCAGGTTGCTCAATCTCACGCTCGCCAATTTTGGTCACTGTTACATCCGGCGCAGCAGGAGGCTGTTCCGAATAGTAAGTTTTCTTGACGTAATCAATGGCGTCCTGATTGGTCGCGCCTTCAGGTACTCTGACCTTGTAACGCTTACCATCAGGGCCGGTAACGACATACCCTGCCATAAGTTACCTATTAACCTTCGTCTTCGTCAGGAAAAGGCTCTACTGAAAAACCGCCTTTCGTGGCTACTTCTTCATAAGTAGGTTGATTAGCAAGTCTTACCGCATCTTTAATTTTTTGTTGCCTTTCATTTGGGAATGGATCGGCAAATGCAGCGGCTCTTTCTTTGTCATTAACAGTGGCAAGAAATTCTTTTGCATTTTTAATAGCAGTATCTTTTGTTTTTTGAGCAAGAGTTAAAGATGATTTACCTGACCCGCTATATCTTGCAATAAATGATTGAGCAGCTTGTACCTCTTCAGGATTTTTGCTGCTTAACATTTGATTTGCTCTAATCAATTGACCTAAGATACTTCGATCTTCTGGAGAATTTTTTCTTCCAATAGAAGAAATTTCTCTTGCAGCCGCGTCTTTTGCAGATTGCGGTACGCTTGGATCTTTACTGTCAACAATTGACTGAAGATCAATAATTTTTTGCGCATCAGCCTGAAGGTTTTTAGGTTTGTTTGCTTCAGCAATTCTTCTTTGTTCTTCAGCCTCATATCGTTTTTGAGTGGCTTCATCCAACGCCTTCTGACGCTCAAGTTCTGTTTGCTTCCCAAGGATATTAAGAATGGCTTCCCGCCGCTTCAAATCATCTTGCATTTCTTTCTCAGCACGCTCCTGCCGAGCAACGAGAAAATCACCGCTTTTCCCAGTCGGGATCGCAAACTCTCTAACAAGTTTTCCAATAATGGTTTTTGGCTCAGGCTTTGGTGCAAGAAGTCTTTGAGTGGCTTCTTCAAGTTGAGCAATATACCTATCTCGAAACGGAGTTGTACTAGCGGGCTCACGACGACGCGCCTCTTCTTGAGTCTCAGGCATCGGTTCGTAGTCCGCTTCAATAGACTCAGGAACGCCTGCCTTTCTCAAAGAGCGAGAGATTACATCGGAAAGAGGACCGCCACCTCGAATGGCTTGAGAGAGAGACGACTGAAGTGCCCCAAGACCAGTAAGGTTTTCATCCATTTCTTCGTCGTTCATGGTTATCCGCCTTTGCCTAAGCCCTTAAGAAGGTCTAAGAGTTGCTCAATGCTTTCAATGCCGCCAAGAAGTCTGCTGAAATCAGTAGTTCCATATTCCCAATCAGTGGGTAATTTTTCTTCCTTCTGAATTTGAGTTTCTGGCAACTTGATGTTGCTCAACAAGCTGGACAAGAACTTCACCTGCTCTGCCGGGTATCCCTGCTGAGTCAAGAAGTCCTGATACGCCAAGTCCAGATTCTTCTGGTTCATCAAGCGTTCTTTCTCGCCCACGCTTGAAACCGCAGTGCCTTCGCGGACGCCAAGTTCCTGAGCACTTTCGCCTGTTTCCAAATATCGCTTGGACAATTCCTGAAGGTTTCTTGAATCCTCCAGCGACAACTTACCTTTGGTTTCGCCAATACGCGCCAGCATTTCAGCATCCTGCGCCGTAAGCGTACCCGTCGCCTTGCCAATCTCAAGAAGTTTGGAGGCATCGTCGGAAGTCAACTGACCTACCCTAGCGCCAATGTCCCCTATGCGAACACCGCTCTCCAGCAGACGAGCGTAATCATCGGCACTCAGTTTGCCGACCGTACCAGCCAATGCCGCAGCGCGATCTACATCGCGACCAAAGATCTCTGCCGCTTCGCCGTAGCCTGCTTGAAGCGCCTTGGCCTGCTCACCCAACACCGCCTCTTGAACGTCGCGCAATGCCCGCGCACCAAACTCGCCCATGCGGGTGCTGCCGGGGCCGACGCCAAACTGACCGGCTTGGATAAACTCGCGGCCCACTTCGGGCAAATACTTCTCGCGCAACTGCCGAGCGCCAATGTCGCCAATCCTTTCGACGACCCCGCTGATATAGGGGTTCATGTATTCGGCTACGGCACTAGGGAACCGTTGGGCGGCTGATGACAGATATGGTTGCGCCGCTGCAACAGACGACCCTGCTCCGCCCCTCTCAATGGCCGACATGCCGGTTTCAAAGTAGGGCTTGGCTGCGCCCACAGCGGACATGTCTGTTGCCTTGCCAAAGAAGGGCTGCGCTGCCCCGGCTCCGCTCATGGACGCTGCTCGGCTGAGATCGCCTGCTGCGGCACCCATGCCGGTCATTTCCCCGGCCTTGCTAAGCGCCTCACCGCTTTGAGTCAGGAACGGCTTATAAGCGCCTGCGCCTTTCTTGATGGTCTCGAAGCCCGCTCTTTCGGTCTCGGTGAAGGGGGCGATTCTGGGACCGCCATAGGGCGTATACGGCAGTCCACCAACGGCCTGCGCACGGCCCAGCATGTCCGTAACGTACTGGGTATACCACTCAGGTAACTGAAGAGAAGTGCTGCTAGTCAGCGTGGTCGGTTTTGGCGCATTGCCTTCAAACAAAAAGTCTACGAAGTTTTTGCCCCCACCAGAGCTACCTGTGGTGCTTGTTGGTGTGGTGCTTGTTGGTGATAAAGGATTTGCATCCGGACCTGCTGCGCTTGCCATTAAGTCAACCCTCCGCCCATATACTTATTAGGCGATTTTGCGTTTGGACTAATCCGGCCACGCGAGAGGGCGTCACCCTTATGCTTGCGGATGTTAGCACGGAATTTATCCATTCGTTTCGCCCCCTCTTTCGGAGACCCGTCGCCCAGTAGCGCCAAGGTTTCCGCATCAATTACGTACTCCCCGTCGCTCAAGAGAGCCGGGATCTTGTCCTCGCGGCCAGAGCCGGGACCGCTGACATATCGACCCCCTGCGGCCAAGCCGCCCATGGCAAATCGGTTCTCATCTTCCGGATTGACTACCCCAGTAGCGGGGCCTTGAGTCGGCGCAACCTGAGTCATCTTGTCCTCAAAGAACGTCGCCTCGGGGCCAAACCCATAGTTGTAGTAATCAATATCCGGCTTGAGCGCGGTACGCTTGATCTCGTACTTAGGCAACGCTCCGCCAAAACTGCTGGGCGCTGCGCCAGTTCCGGTTTTGCCTTTACCCGCAGAACCCGCAACCCCAAGCATACCCAACAACTTCATAAGTTTTTGGAAGTCCTCAAAGGTACCAAGAAGCTTCTTGATCTGATCAAGCGGGGATTCTTTAACCTCGGTCGGCTTGTAATCTTTAAGAATATCTTCCGGCTTGACATCAATCGGAGGTGGCTCTGGGATGCCCAAAGGCGGCGGCGGAACTTCAGGTTCAGTTGGCTTAGTAGTCTCAATAACCACTTCTTCCAACGGACCTTGTGGTCCCGGCGTAGATACCGTTCCCGGCGGAACAAGCGGAGGCGGAGGGGGAAGCTCAGGCTCAATAGGTTTGGTAGTTTCAATTAAAACTTCATCCAATGGGCCTTCAACAGAAGGCGGAACTACTTCCGGAGGCGGCGGCAAAACCGGCGGCGCTACCGGCGGCGGCTCAACGGGTTTTGTTGTTTCAATGACTACTTCTTCAAGAGGCCCCGGCGGAGTAGGTTCCACAACTTCAGGAGGCGCAAGCGGAGGCGGC